AGACTTACGGCGAAGAGCACAAGGAGATCTACGAAACGGAGACCTCCGAGCGCTCGTTTGAAGAAGAGACAAAACTCTCTGGCTTCAGCGCCGCCCCGGTGAAGAACGAAGGCCAAGCCATCGCGTATGACAATGCGCAGGAAGCATGGACTGCCCGTTTCAACCACGAGACCATCGCTATGGGTTTCGCCATCACCGAAGAGGCGATGGAAGACAATCTGTACGACAGCCTCTCTGCCCGCTACACGAAGGGTCTGGCTCGCGCTATGGCCTACACGAAGCAGGTAAAGGCTGCGGCGATTCTGAATCAAGGCTTCAATGCCGCCGTGACCTACGGCGACGGACAAGCCCTGTTCTCGACCGCCCACCCGCTGGTCTCCGGCGGCACCAACAGCAACCGCCCGTCAACCGCTGCCGACCTGAACGAGACTTCCCTGGAAGCCGCCGTCATTCAGATCGCTGGTTGGACCGATGAGCGCGGCCTGCTGATCGCTGCCAAGCCTCGCAAGTTGATCATCCCGCCGAACCTGATGTTCGTTGCTACTCGTCTGTTGGAAACCAGCCTGCGTGTTGGGACCACCGACAACGATATCAACGCGCTGAAGAACAACGGGGCGATTCCCGAGGGCTACGCCGTCAACCACTTCTTGACCGACACGAACGCATGGTTCCTGACCACCGACGTTCCGAACGGCTTGAAGCACTTTGTGCGCGTTCCCCTGGCAACTTCGATGGACGCCGACTTTGATACCGGCAACGCCCGTTACAAGGCGCGAGAGCGGTACAGCTTTGGGGTCAGCGACCCTCTCGGGGCCTATGGGTCCCCCGGTTCGTCCTAATTTAGGCACAAACCCCCCACAAAAGAGCCCTTCGGGGCTCTTTTTTTGACCTCTTGCGCTACAAAGCAAAGGAGACTACACTAACCCCATCGATCACTTCCTGGGCTTTGTATCATGGCTGTCATCTATCGCATCACCAACATGGCAAACGGCAAGTTCTACATCGGTAGCGCGGAAAGTTTTGCCCGCCGAGAGTGGCAACATAAGTATGACTTGCGCCGCAAGACACACAAGAACCCGCGTCTGCAAGCCGCATGGGACAAGTATGGGGAAGATATGTTTGTGTTTGAGATCATTGAAGAGGTGCCACCTGACCGCGCCGCCTTTGATATTGAGAATACGTACTTGATGCGATTTGTTGGGCAGGAAGACTGCTACAACATCAATACAGACGCTTTTGGTATGCGCACCGGCATACCGCATACAGAAGCATCTAAGGCTAAGGTTAGTGCTAGCCGAAAAGGAAAAGCGGCAGGAGCCGATCACTACCGCTACGGCCAAACTGTCAGCGATGAGGTCCGGCAAAAGATTGGAGACACACAGCGTGGAAAGCCCAAAGGCCCAGGACGCAAAGTATCAGAGGCAGGCCGTGCCAAGATCCGCGCAAACATTGAAGCAGGCCGCAGTCACATGCACTGGGTGGGCAAGACCCATACAGAAGAGTCCAAGCAGAAGATGCGCAAGAAGGTCTTGGAACAGACCTCAGGGCATTTGTTTGACAGCCTGACCGCTGTGCTGTCGCACTACCAGATGACTATGCCCACGCTGCGGCGGGCTCTGCTTGCCGGTACTCCAATCACAAAGGGCAAGTTCGCAGGGCTCATATTTGTTTATGCTTGACATCCCCGCCCGCCCGAGGTATAAACACCACATTCCTAGCCCTTCACGCTTGCCGACCCGACTAGGCGGGGACTTCTCCTCAGAGACGGCAAGAGCAGATTTGAGGATGAATCATGGGATTTTCCACCTTCTCTGGGCCAATCCGCTCGGGCACCGTCCGCGAAGGCGCGGGTGAAAACACCGGTCTTGTCATGCTTACCCAGTCCTACGACACGGGCGTTGTGACCGCTGGTGTGGGCAACGTCGATGCGCCGCTGGGTATCCTGCCTGCGGGCTCGCAGATCGTCAACATTCTGGTTGACCAAGTTGTGGTCCCTGGTGGGTCTTCTACCTCTGCGGTCTCGGTGGGCTCTACGTCGGGCGGCAATGACCTGATGGCTGCGGTGACCACGACTGCTGGCGGTCGGTTCACGGGCACGGCTACTGCTGCGACTCAGTTGGCTTGGCAGACCTCCACCAGTGCTGACACCCCGGTGTTTGTGCGTTATGCGGTTGGTGTTGCTGCTGGTGTGGGGCGTGCCGTCGTTACGGTGGTGTACGTGCAGCGGGCCAGCAACGGCGCTCAGCAGCCTGTTAGCGCCTAACAGCAACGGGCTCTTAGGAGCCCATCACTGAGGGAGGCACATGCGCCCAGTCGTTTACAGCATTACGGGCACTGGTACGTCGGGGGTGTTTCCCCCCGACCACTACGTCTCCCCGTTCAACATCGCGCTTGGCGTCACGGTAACGGGCACGGTGAACTACACGGTGCAGTACACCTTTGACGATGTGTTCGCCAAGGACTTCACGCCCGCTTCGGCCAACTGGGTGGATCACCCGTCCCTGACGGCGCAGACCGCGACCAAGGATTCCAACATCGCTTATCCCGTGCGCGGCATTCGGTTGAGTGTCGCAAGCGGTACGGGCACGACTCGTCTGACCATCATCCAGGCAGGCGGCGGAGGGTTGGCATGATCGCTACTGACATCACTGGCAATGCTCCTGGCGGCATGGATCAGATGTTGACGCTGCTTCAGGCGGTGTCGGCGGACCCCAAAGGCTATGCGGCAAAACTGAAAGCGTTGCAAGACGCCACCGAGGAGCACAAGAAGTTTGTTGCTTTGGTGTCGCCCACTGGCGATGTTTTGCGAGCGCGAGAAGAAGTTGCTGCCGACAGAATTGTCGCTAAGCAAGAAGTGGCCGATGCCAAGGCCGAAGCCGCGAAGATCAAGGCAGATGCCAAGGCTGCTGCCAAGGTGACGACGGACAAGGCTGACAAGATTTTGGCTGATGCGCAAGAGCAGGCGACAAAATTAACGGCTGCGGCTCAGCAAGAACTGCTTGATGCCAAGTCGGCTACCGCTGCGCTGAAGGCTCAGACTGCCGCTGCTTCTGCTGCCGAGAAGGCCGCACTTGCTCGGGCGGATGAACTGACGAAGATGCAGGCGCAAGTCAAAGCGGAGCTTGAAGCCGCTCAGGCAGAACGCGCAGCGCTTACTGCCAAGATTGAGGCGTTTGCCAAGGGGCTGTAAGTGACTGGCATCGTCGATTTTCGCACTGAACTTCTCGACGAAACCGGCGCACCGATCACCGCTTCTAACCCGTTGCCTACAACGGGCGGTGGTGGCGGTGGTAGTTCTGGGGTCTTTGGACCGTATGCTTTGAATGACTTTGAAAACGGTGCAACGTTGTACCTTGGAAAAGTCAAGTCTGATGGTACTTGGTTGCTGCAAAAGTATGATCAGGCTGCTGGTGCAATGCGCTATGCAAACGAATCAAACAACGCAGGCGTTACCACTTATGCTACGGCTTGGAGTGGGAAGTCAGGGTTGACGTACAACGAGTTTCAAGTTTTGACAGGGGTGTAAGCCATGTCCATGACCAACGCAGCAGAAGCCAATCTGCTGAACCTTTTGTTCTTGAACGTAGACTGGGCCAACATTGGTGATGCGGCGGGTTTGCAGAACTCTGCGGCGGCAGGTAATTTCTACGTCTCTTTGCACAGTGCGGACCCTGGGGAGTCTGGGACTCAAAGCACCAGTGAAGTTGCGTACACCAGTTATGCCCGTGTAGCAGTAGCGCGTGCGGGGGGTGGTTGGACGCTGACTTCGCAAACGATCAGCAATACCGCGCTTGTGCAGTTTCCACAATGTACCGGCAGTACGGCGACAGCAAGTTATTTTGGAATTGGCACTGACGCTTCAGGCGCGGGCAATTTGCTGATGTCTGGTGCGCTGACATCTTCGCTGTCAATTTCCAATGGTATTCAACCTCAGTTTGCTGCTGGTGCTTTGACTGTAACGGTGGACTGATGTGTGGGCGTATCGCTGCGCGCACTGCCTTAAGCCTCTGGAGTTTGACGTCGAGGCCGACGCAGTTGTGCCGTGCGAAACGCATCCCGATGGTCAGATTGAAGTGATCCCAGAAGATGCCGTTCAATAGCGTAGCAGCACTCGCGACAGCACAAACGGACACCGGCCAGTTCTGGGACTCGTTTGTGTTCAAGTCGTCGCTGCCTGCTGTGGCGGCGGCGGGCGTCTGGGCGGACAACTCCATTGGGGCAGGCATTCCGGTCTACAACGCCTATCTTGGCTCGGCGTTGGAGTTCACCCCGCTCACGGGTTCAGCGAATCGCAGCATCTACACTGGCCCTGCGACAAACGGCAGCAAGTATGTCAGCGTGGCGCAGATCGGAACCTCTGCCGCCGCCGCTCCGCTTTTAGCGCTGTTTGCGGACTACCTCGGTTTCTACCCACTCGTTGACACAGACGATACAACGACCCAGACGTTTGATAACACGCAAGTGCTGACCCGATACACCTCGGGCGAGGGCGTGCAGGCGTTTTGCGTGGTGCAGGTTCCGCAGACGGCCAGCACCACGGCGACGGTGACGCTGACGTACACGAACTCTGCTGGCGTGTCGGGTCGAACCTCGACGTTTGGTTTGTTTGGTTCTTCAAACATCGGCAACCTCTGCAACATTGCCGACACCTCTGGCGTGGCCGCTGCGTTGACGCCATTCATTCCGCTGCAAAGCGGTGACAAAGGCATTCAGAGCATCCAAGATGTCACGCTATCCACTGCGATTGGTGGCTTCGTGAACATCGTGCTGTGCAAGCCGATTTTTACGTTGCAGATGCTTGAGCAGAACACGGTCGCAGAAAAAGTGTTTTTCAAGGAATCCGGCACGTTGCCGGAAGTTTTGCCAAATGCGTACTTGCAGTTTTTGACTCTGCGCGGGTCAGCGACAACGCCTGTTCCATTTCGCGCTGCACTCACTTTCGCATGGAGTTGAATCATGCCCTTTAGTTCAATGGATGATCTGGTCAACAGTATTACCAGCGGGCAATACCAGCGCACCGACTGGAACAAGATCACGACGGCGGGCATTACCTACGCTGCGGGTCGTTGGTATGACTTTAGCCCGCTTGCCGGTACGCCCGTTGCAAATGCTTGGGCGGGGACGGCTCTGGCCTGGAGGTCATGCGATGAATTAACCGGCAACGGAACTCAAATTTTTGGACTGCCCAATGGTGGTAATGTCTCTCCTGACACCAAGCACATTCTCAACGTCTCTGCGGTTACGGCTGTGGCTACGGGTGTTCCGGCGCAGTTGATGCTGGTGGACCTGCAAGGCTACTGGCCCGGGATCAGCAACAACACCACCTCCCCGCAGACGCTGACCGGAACCCCGTCGCTGCGCTACACCAATGGCGCTGGGTGTCGCCTTTATTGGGTTCAGACGGCCACCGCAGGGGCAACTGCGCAGAATATTGCCGTGTCGTACAGCAACACCACGCCCACCTCGGGGCGATCCTTGCCGGTGACCGTTGCCCAGACTGCTTCCGCAGTAGTGGGGCACATCTCGCACAGCGGCACAGCGGCGAACAACTACGGGCCTTTCCTGCCTCTGGCAAGCGGTGACACGGGCGTGTCCACGGTGGCTACTGTGACGTTCTCTGCCGCTAACACCGGCACCGGGGCGCTGTGCTTAGCAAAGCCGCTGCTGACACTCCCATTGACCACAGCGTCTGTATCGGCAGAGCGTGACCTGCTCAACCAGTTGCCGAGTTTGCCGCGTGTAATTGACGGCGCGTGTTTGGTTTGGCTGTACTTTGCTGGTGCGGCGACTGCGGCAAACACAAACTTTTACGGTGCGGTGGAAGTCGGATGGGGCTGAAGCAAAACACTACGATCCTCGCTCAACTGCCCCTGCGGCAGTTGGGCGGTCTTCCTGCGGGCATTCGTTCCATGTGGGACCGTACCGATCTGCGTAACAGCACGGTTGGTGAAGGCATTCCCACAGAACTTGCCGGGATTCCTGCTGGGCATTACCCGCCGTCGTCATGGAACATGCCCTATCAAGCGGGGCAGATGTCCGCGTTTACCTACGTTGCAGCGACGGTCACGGCGAATCCATTGAATGTGGCGTCAGGGGTGAACGCGGTAGGCGACACCACAATCACCTTCACGGTTGGGCCTTCGCAACTTGAACTTGTTGTTTCTGCAAGCGGCACCACCAGCATCAATTTTTCGCTGACGGGCAATGCCGCTGCGGTGCTGCAAGCGGTGGGCGCGATTGGGATTGACTTCACTGTTGGACCGGCAACGCTGGGTGCGGAGTCGGGGATCTTTGGCAACACGGTGATCACGTTTACCGGGACCGCCACGCCTCGCGCCACGGGCAATCTTGCGGGGGCGGTGACGCCGTTTACAGAGCTTTCGCCACAAAGTTTGGCCGCAGCAGTGTGGAATGCTATTGCCGCAGAATACACTGAGAGTGGTACGATGGGCGAGTTGATGAACACCGGGGCATCAGGGCTTACCGCAGCGCAAGTCTGGGCCTATGTGAACCGGACTTTGACCAGCAGCGATGCACTGACCCTCCCTGAGTTTTTGGCTCTGAAGGACTGACATGGCTAAGTCACCAGCGTGGCAGCGCAAGGAAGGCAAGTCTGAAGCCGGTGGCCTCAATGCCAAGGGCCGTGCCTCCTACAACCGCGCCAACCCCGGTAAGCCTGGGCTCAAAGCCCCGCAGCCCGAAGGCGGTCCTCGCCGTGATTCATTTTGTGCCCGGATGAAGGGCATGAAAGCAAAGCTCACATCAGAGAAGACGGCCAAGGACCCGAATTCTCGGATCAATAAATCACTTAGGGCATGGAAGTGCTGACATGAAACACGAGATTTCGGAGTCCACAAAGCATGTTGTTGACGCCCTATCAATCGCTACAGTGCTGGGTACGCTTGTGGAATTTCTGCCATCTATTGCTGCAATCTTCACTATTGTCTGGACCGCCATTCGGATATGGGAGACAGACACAGTTAAGGGTTGGTTCAGGAGACTCTGATGCCTGTCCAATCCGAGAAGCAGCGCAGGTTCATGTACGCATCGCTGGCGGGAAAGACAGATGTGTCACCCAGCGTAGCCAAGAAATTTGTCGGGCCGAGTGCCCATAAAGCCGAAGGAGGCACCGTGAAAGAGTCCAAAGCAATGCGCGAGAAGGAAGTGGCCTTCATGAAGAAGAAGGGCGCTCCGAAGTCCATGATCAAGCATGAGATGAAGGAAGCCAAGGGCTATGCCAAGGGCGGCGGTGTGGAGTCCAAGGGCAAGACCAAGGGCAAGATGGTGAAGATGATGCGTGGCGGAAGCTGCGGTTAAGGAGCAGACATGGCCTGGGATGAATCTGGCACTGCCAAAGAAGTTGAATCGCTGAAGAAGCGTTACCCCAAGAAGGGGCTTGACGGCACGATTCCTGCGGGCATCCGGGCTGTGTTGCGTGAGAAGGAGCAGGATGCCCTGACTCCTCCCTCTAAGTACGCCAAGGGCGGCAAGATCGACGGCTGCGCCCAGCGCGGCAAGACTAAGGGAAGGATGGTGTGATATGGCAACTCGGTGGCAATCCATTCCGGGCGCAACAGAAGATGTTGTTCAGCGCACCTCTGAAGATATTGGAAAAGTCCGTAAACGGATGAATGTGGATTCCTCTGGCTTGAAGGGCGGGGCCAAGGATTCAGTTCGTGAGGCGGGTGGACGCGCCGCAAAACGGCTTGGTGCCAGAGCGGGGCTTGCCGGGGCTGCTTTGCAAGGCGGATATGAAGCTGGCCGTGCTCTTGATGAAGCTACGGGCGTTGGCAAAAAGCTAGTGGACAAGGCTGGGTCCGCTATTGACCGAGCATCCACTGGTGACCGTGTCAAGTTGACCAAAGAAGCTAAACAGCAGTTGGAAGACGAAGAGAACTTCCAAGGCATGCAGCGAGCTTTGCGTGAGGTAGATGAAGAAAGCGGGCGTAAGACATACGCCAAAGGCGGCTCCGTCCGTGGTGGTGGCTGCGAATCTCGTGGCAAGACCAAAGGCCGGTTTGTATGAGAAACAGCAGGGGCATGGGCGCTATCCGCCCGGAACTCAAGAAGCGCCGTGACAACACAGACTTTTTGGAGAACGGCGTCCGTCGCCCCCGCCGTGACAACACTGACTTCACGCAGTACGCCGAAGGTGGGGAGGTTGGTTTGTACGCCAACATCAACGCCAAGCGTAAACGGATTGCCGCAGGATCGGGTGAGAAAATGCGCAAGCCCGGTGCTCCCGGCGCTCCTACTGCCAAAGCGTTCAAGCAGTCTGCCCTGACAGCGAAGTGATTGACACCATGCTGCACTTCCGTTATCATACCCAGACCGAAGTTCAAAAGGGTCAGGTACGTACGGGGTCATCTACAAGGTAACCAACACCGTGAATGGGCACATCTACATCGGGCAGACAAAGACAGCGTTGGGCAAGCGTTGGTCCAAGCATTGCTCCGACGCTCGTTCTGGGGCAGGGTGGATTCTTGCTGCCGCCATTCGCAAGCATGGGCGGGAAGCGTTTACCGTAGATGTAGTAGAAGAGTGCCCTGACAAAGACGCCTTGAACGCGGCTGAGATTGCTTGGATCTTGAAGTTGCGGCCCGCGTACAACTCTTCAGGTGGTGGCGGCGTGCTTGGCTCTCCATCACAAGAAGTAAGAGCAAAGATTGCGGCAGCAGCAAGGGGCAAAAAACGTAGTGAGCAAACTCGTCTACGCATGTCTATTGCGCAAACCGATAGACACAAAAATATGTCAAACGACGAACGCGAAAGGCGCAGTTTGGCAATGCTTGGCAATAATTTTGGAACGTATAAAAAACCCGCAACGCAAGAAGCCAGAAATATTCTTGCAGAACGTAATCGCGCAAGACGCATACACCCAATACGGACAGATTTGTTAGAGTTGTATGCGGCGCATGGCGCAACAACACGCAATGAAAAAATTGCGCTAGCCGCAAAACATGGATTTGAATCTGGCACACGCAAACGCCATGTAGGCGAGCTTAATCCAATGTACGGCAAAACAAAGCCAGAAGAAATTAAGCAAGCTCTTTCAGAAAAAATGTCTGGTGAAAACAATCCTTACTTTGGCAAAGAGCACTCTGAAGAAACACGCGCAAAGATGCGTGCCGCACATGCAGCGCGCCCTCCTGTAACGTGTCCGCACTGTAAAAAAGAAGGTCAACTGAACAACATGAAGCGGTGGCACTTTGATAATTGCAGGAACAAAGCATGACTACTTCAGGTGTAGCAGTCTGGAATCCGGACCTAAACGAAATTGCCGAGGAAGCGTGGGAGCGCAATTCTTCGGAATTGAGGACAGGATATGACCTACGCACAACACGCAGGTCGCTGTCAATTTTGCTGGCCGGGTGGGCCAACCTGGGCATAAATTTGTGGACTCTTGACTCTGGAACAATTAACCTTGTTCAGGGCGCAAACACGTACAACCTGCCAGATGACACGGTTGATCTTCTTGAACACGTAATTCGGACTGGAGCGGGAAATGTCTCTACGCAAGTAGATTTGACTATCACCCGCATCTCGGTTTCCACCTACTCATCCATCCCTAACAAGCTGCAACAAGCACGGCCCATCCAAGTGTGGGTAAATCGCCAAGCGCCTACGCCACAAATTGTTATTTGGCCCACACCTGATGGGTCACAGCAGTACCAATTTGTGTATTGGAGATTGCGTAGGATTCAAGATCCTGGCACTGGCGGGACGTACACTCAAGATGTACCTTTCCGGTTCTTGCCTCCTCTTATCTCTGGATTGGCGTACTATCTATCCATGAAGATCCCTGGCGCAATAGAGCGCATGCCTGCCCTAAAAGCCCAGTATGATCAAGATTTGGCGCTTGCTATGGATGAAGACCGTGATAAGAGCGCCGTCCGATTTGTGCCAAGACAGCAGTTCATCTCATGAGTAACCGCTTTGCAAACGGCGCAAAGGCCTTCGGGTTCTGCGATTATTGTAATTTTAGGTTTCCACTGAAGAAACTTAAAAACGAAGTAGTCAAGACCAAGCAAACTGCAATACGTGCGTGTCCTCAATGCTGGTCCCAAGATCATCCACAATTGCAACTCGGGATGTACCCGATTTCAGATCCCCAGGCCATCCGCGATCCAAGACCAGACACGAATACTTGGTACGCATCAGGAACGAATGGGCTGCAAACCTCACCGACTTCGGGCACTGGGCCTGACCAAGAGGGGTATCCGGGCGAGGGCAGCAGGACGATTCAGTGGGGCTGGAACCCTATTGGTGGCTCACAAAGTTTTGATGATGGGCTAACCCCCAATTGGTTGACTTCCCCAGGGGAAGTTGGTACGGTGACGGTCGTTGTGACCTGAAGGAGCGATGATGAAAGATGTCCACAAGCACGAACAGGCAATGCACCCCGGCAAGCCGCTGACCAAGTTGGCAAAGGGCGGCAAAGCCTACAAAAAGGGCGGTCCCACCACTGATGACCGCATGAAGATGGGGCGCAATATGTCCCGCGCCATGAACCAGAAGACGGGGTGAGCCATGCTGAAGACCAAGAAACTGCCGCCTGCCAAGCAGGCATACCCGCAGGAGGCGGAAAACCCGCGTGACCTCTGCATGGTGGTGGGCAACATCTCCAAGCATCCTGCTCCTGCGGCCAAGACCTCGGGCATCAAGATCCGTGGTACTGGCGCTGCGACGAAGGGCACGATGGCCCGTGGACCGATGGCGTAAGACATGAACTACACCGAGTTGCAGACTGCCGTCTCAGACTACACCGAGAACACTTTCTCGGCGGCTGACTTCGCCACTATGACGGAGTTGGCAGAGCAGCGCATCTACAACTCGGTGCAACTCCCCAACCTGCGGAAGACGTCAAATTTAACGCTGACCATTGGCAACCCGCTCCTTGCGGTTCCGTCTGATTTTCTGTCTGCGTTCTCTTTTGGCGTGACATCTGGCGCTACGTTCAGTTTTTTGCTGAACAAGGATGTCAACTTCATCCGAGAAGCGTTTCCCAACGCTGCTACGACAGGCACTCCGCAGTATTACGCGCTGTACGGTACGCAGACCGGGACGCCGAAGATCCAGTCTTTCCTGCTGGGGCCTACGCCCGCTGCGGCGCTGACGGCGGAACTGAACTACTTCTACTACCCTGAGAGTATCGTCACTGCC